TCTCCAATTGCAGACTTAACAAAAACCGAAGTATGGGCATTAGGTAAACAACTTGGAGTTAGCCAAGAAATTATCGATGCCAAACCTACAGATGGATTGTGGGATGATGGGCGTGTTGATGAGGATCAATTGCATGGCATGAGCTACAGTGATTTAGAAAAATGCATGGACATTGACGAGCAAGGTATTGATGTTGAGTCGCTTGGCGAAGAGGACAAAACTCAAGTAAAACAATATCTTGAGATTCGCAAACGCAATTTGCATAAGATGCAGCCTATCCCAGTATTTAAAAGGAACACGCATGTTTGATAAATTTAAAAAGACACTAGCTGCTGTTAAACCCAAGAAAGTAACTAAAACTGACAAAGAGATTGCCACCGAAAAGGGCGAGCCTTATGTTGCTATACTAAGCATGGAACTTGCCGAAGGTGACATCGACCAGGGCGCATTTGAACTTGACTGGAATGAAAAGTTTATAGCAAATCTTGTAAGGGCTGGTTACCAAGGACAACCAAATGAACCTGAACACGAAATTGTTGATCGCTGGTTTCAAAATGTATGCCGTAATGTTGTTATGGAAACATACGAACAATTCCAAGCAGATCCTGAAGTACGCTTTACAAGAGAGCGTGATCTCGGAGACGGATACACAGAAGTAAAATGATATTATACGTTAATGGAGACAGTCATACCGCAGCAGCAGAATGTGTAAATCCACATGCGTTTGCGGCAGATGATCCAAAATACTGGATGATGCAGAGATTACCACATCCAGATAATATTTCACGAAGTTGGGGAAAATTATTAAGCCAACGACTCAGTTGCGGATTCAAATGCGATGCAGAAAGTGCTAGTAGTAACAATCGTATTATCAGGACTACACGCAAATGGATAGAAGAAAATCCACACAATTTGTATAAAACATTAATGATTATACAATGGAGTACATGGGAACGCCAAGAATGGTTAATTGATGGCGAGTACTACCAATTAAATGCCTCTGGCATTGACGATGTTCCTGAGTCGCATCAACAACAATACAAAGAGTTTATTGCAAACATAGATTGGCAGACTATAACACAAGAATGGCATGAAAAGATTTGGCAGTTTCATTTGGAACTTGAGTCTTTGGAAATCAAGCATGTGTTCTTTAATGGAAACAATCATTTCGAAAAAGTTTTGTCCCGCAAAGAATGGGGAAGTAGTTATATTGAGCCATATGACCCAGAATCCACATACAACGCAGTGATAAGTAATACATGCAACACTGTTAGTCCAACAAGCTGGCATTACGGGCCAGATGGGCACAGGGTATGGGCACAATATCTAACCAAGTATATAGCTGCTAACAATCTTGTATAGGAGAATAAATGAAGTATGCAATTAAAGTAGTTGAATATAACCGTTGACAACACTGTGTTATAGTGTTAGTATAGTACTATAACAACAAAGGGCTTAGTATGAAATATCTACTTATTGACACTGCTAATATGTTTTTCCGTGCAAGACACGTTGCATTTCGTGCAAATGATCCTTGGGAAAAAGTAGGATACGCATTACACATTAGCATGGCAGCTATTAACAAAGTAGCCAAGAAGTTTGATGCAGACCATGTTGTGTTTTGTTTGGAAGGGCGCAGCTGGCGCAAGGATCACTACACACCTTACAAAGCAAACCGCAAGGCAGCTCGTGACGCTCTCACAGAAGCACAACAAGAAGAAGAACAACTTTTTTGGAGCACCTTTGATGACTTCAATAAGTACTTGCAAGATAAAACAAATTGCAGTGTACTAAGAGAACCTAACGCAGAAGCAGACGATCTTATAGCACGTTGGATACATTTGCACCCTGATGATGAACACGTTATTATCAGCAGTGACAGTGACTTTTACCAGCTGCTATCAGATAAAGTAAAACAGTTCAACGGTATCACTGACCATTTGATTACTATAGAGGGTATCTTCGATAGTAAAGGTAAAAAAGTGCTAGATAAAAAAACTAAAGAACCAAAAGCTATACCTGACCCAGAGTGGTTGTTGTTTGAAAAGTGCATGCGTGGCGATAGCAGCGACAATGTATTTTCGGCATATCCAGGTGTACGCAAGAAAGGCACTAAGAACAAAGTTGGTCTTATTGAAGCATTTGAAGATCGTGTTAAACAAGGTTATGCATGGAACAACATGATGTTGCAGCGTTGGACTGATCACAACGGTGACGAGCATCGTGTGTTGGATGATTACAATCGCAATCGGCAGCTAATTGATCTTTGTGCACAACCCGATGATGTTAAGGACAGAGTTGATCAAGCAATTATTACACAAGTTACTAACAAAGACATTGGACAAGTTGGTTCGAAGTTCTTAAAATTTTGTGGTAAATATGAACTCAGCCGACTTAGTGATCAAGCTGAGCAATACGGTCGTTGGCTTAATCAACGATATCAAGGAGTATTGCAACAATGACAAAGGAAAATTAAAATGAATAAAACTATTGCTAGACCAGTTGTTGCTGGTAAATTTTGGATTGTTAAAGATCAAGATCACAAAGTTGGAAGTGTAGAAAAAGCCCAAGGTGGTTATATACTGCGCACAAACAGTGGTGTTACAAACTATAAAACCATCAAATCACTTCGTGATATTACAAAGATTTCGTTTGAGGATGAGCAAGAGAAAGTTGTTAATCCTGAAAACCAAATCAACGGATACGAAACTGATGCAAAACCATACAATGCTGTTTATAATGTAAACACTCGTTTGCCTATCTATACCAAAGAACCTAAATCAAAAAGCTGGTATGCTGCTGGCTGGTACGAAATTATTGTCAATGGCAAAGCTACTATCGAGTTTTGTCCTAAACTTATTTTGCTTGAACGTTATCCTTATCGCGGTCCTGCAATGGAAGAAGATGGGTTTACTTATAAGTGAGCGGGCTGTATATACGAAAATTTATTGATCGTGTGCAAGCATGTGATGCCAAAGGGGTTGATGACTTTGTCTGGCCGCTCGGTGATGCAAAAAACTTACACGGGGATATTACTAAACTATTGTTAGATATTGAATTATTGCAGCAAAATTCTAACAATCAGGAAGTGGTTCAAGTTGAAGTAAGTGGTGGAGAATGGTAATTAACTAAGCCGTTAACCTAGTTATCTACGCAGTTATCATAAATATAACTGTGGAGATAACAAATCATGAGCAGACCTAAACCTACTGTATTAGCCGAGATTACTGATAAAGCTACCTATAAAACCGAACAAGTTCTTGGCAGTGAAGGTATCTGGGCAGTATACTACAACAAGTCACCGATTAATTTGAAAACATCAAACATGTTAGTGCAGTACCCTGGTCCTAAGTATAAGAAAGTTAGCTTTGCTAACCCAGGGCATGCTATTAGCCTAGCTAAAAAATTAAACATACAATTTAAAACAGATAAATTTAGTGTGGTTATGCTCACTAAAGGTGAAGTTGTTTACAGTGAAGAGAAATAAGGAAGAATTAACACATCTTCTTTTGGACTTGCACGGGGATTCTGACAACGAGTATGACTACAAGTCAGCTTTTAATAGTTGGTGGTACAACACCCGAGACTCGGGCGGACTTAGATTAACTGCTACTGGCTTTCACATAATGAAAAAATTAAAATTTCAGCACTGGGATTTTGAGTTACCCGAAGGGTGGAATCGACATAACAAGCGAGTCATACTAGGGCTGGATCGCAAAATAAGTTGGCCGTATTACTACGGTAAACATCGTATTAGTTTTTTTAACAGCCAGGATGCAATGATGGCCAACTTAACTGGAGATGTTGAAAAGTGGCTTAGTCAAAACTTTCAGCCATAATTTTGTATATTTGTTTTTGCGCACGTTGTTCAATACTTTTAGTATAATCATTCATTAAAAAATCAAAATTGCGTTCAGTTTTATCAATTGCTGCACTAGTATCCCAATTTGGATCTTGTAGCATCGATAAGTTTAGATCTATAGCTGCATCTAATCTGTGTTCTTCATCTAGTGTGTCGTAACTCAAATCAAATAGATTATCAAAATTTTCAAATCCTCGTTCGGCAATTTCTCGATGTATGTTGATGTGTCCTATACACATAAACGGATGTTTAGCAGCAATGGCTAACAATGTTTTTTCGGTGATGATGCCAGGGCTGTCAGAGTATATTGTTTCACTTACGATACTAGCCTTGGCTTGCTGATACAATGGCATTAGATTAATGAAGTTGTTGGTGTTGTTCCAGTTGTAATCTATATATGGAGCAAACGGTGCAGGCTGTCTATACCCATGTGTAGTGTATCCAGTTGGCTCATCTCGCAAAATATCGTGAAGTTTATTTCTATGTGGCTTTGGTTGACCATTTAAACAAATAAAATTGTACCTAATGTCTTTGTTATGTACATCTTTCCATTCGTTCCATCTGTCTTTGAGCTGATTAACTAATTCATAACTATGACTCGGGAATTCAACACATTTTATAAGTCCTGTATAACAATCATTTAAA